GTCAAGACTTTTGTCACCTCATGCAGCCATTTCAGATTCTGGAACCCCATGTCCCAACTGAATTTGATTCCTTTCTGCACATTCAGGAATCGATGTCCGGGCTTAAATCCCTCTCCCGGCAACTCAGCATGGGTGACGATTCCTGCATCTTCCATCCGCTGCACCAATGCAGGGGCGTGAATCTGATACCCACTCAGTAGTCCCCGCTCAGTGGTATACGCTCTGGCAGCAATCGCATCAGGCATGTCATCGAGCGCGGTAGCCCATGAAGTGTCTGCGGCATGAACGGTGCCGTCTGCCTTGAAGAGGACATATGTTGTCCCTCCCGACTGCAACGAAAAGGCATTCTCACTTCCAGTAACCCCTGTTGAAGTCGCTGCGCCGTTAGTTTTATATGAGCGAAAGTTGATAACCCCTGCCGATCCGGTTGTATCAGTTGAGTCTGGAGTCTCACCAAGAACCCCATCCAAGTTGAGCGCGTGACTTGCACCGCCCCCGCTTCCTCTAAATGCGCGCAAGTATACACCTCCATCGTCTACTATTGGAGCGATACTCATAAACGTATCTGTTTCTATAAAGTCAGTGAAACCGTTAGATGTTGTGTCTGCTTTTAATGCAAATACATGAGCATCGGTTCCGGCAGCATCAACGCCTTTGATGGTTAGGCCGAGGTCCATCTGGGCGTTAGATACTTCATGAATACCAACAACTCCTGTTCCAGCCACATTCATATGAATCACACCAGCAGCTGCAAGCTCCATATAAGAAGTGTTATGGTTATATCTAACGTGTCCTGCATTCCCATCAGCAGCATCGCCGAAGTTAAGAACACCGTAGTCAGCCCCTCCACTTGCTATGGTTATTCCGCCATTCGTTCCGCTGGCCACTCTGACGACAAGCTCGTCTGCTGTGCCGTCACCCACAATAGAATTGGCACCAGAGTTGACAATAAGAGTTCCATCCGACGCAACCCTCATTGCCTCCGCAGTAGCCGTGTAGATCTGCATGGAATCCGAGCTATGGTCATACCGAAGGCGGCCAGCAACAGTACTTCCGTCATCATCAGAAAACATGATGCTGTCGCCAGCATTCGTAGAAGCTCCGTAGAGATAGATTCCCTTGCCGTCCGCATGTCCATCAAATACATACCCGCCATTGGCGCCATCGAACGTCAGGAGATTCGCCGCATGAGTGAGGGTTACATCTCCTGAGTTGAAATTGATCACGCCGCCACTGGCGACCAGTAAATCATTACCGACAGATACATCTCCGGTGGCTGTTATGGTCTGTGGGAAGGTGCATCCCCCGCCGTCAGCGATTGTGATCGCATTGTCGCCATCGGTGAACCCGATCCCGGCTGTCTGGACTTCACCTCCAACTTTTATATCTGCTGATACATCAACTCTTGTGCTGGCATTGAGGTCAATAATAGCCTCGCCATCTATTCTTAATGTGCCATCTGCCGATTGCTGCACAAACGATGCGGTATCACCAAAAGTCAGCTTGTTGGTGCTGTTAAGCGTTAATCCAGTACCATCCGTATGCGTGAGCTTGGTATCTAAATCTGCTCCAAACTCAAGCACAGCGGAATCAGATTTTAGCTGAATATCATTTACGAATATCGCATTGCCTTCGTCACTCCCATCAAGCGTGAGTGCCGTAACTGATGCTCCACCATCATCGACCTTGATAATTACATCAGCATCATTAGCCTGGGCATCAAGTGTAATGTTCCCACTCGATGTAGCTATGCTGACTGCTGCATCGCCAGTAGATATATCGTCAGCGGCAACCGCGCTTATTCCACCAATATCACTGAGTACTTGAGCGCCTGTGCGATAGTCTACATTGCCGCTCCCATCGAGTACCAAGAACTTATCGGTGTCTGAACCCGCTGCCGCGACAGTGCCAATAGTCAACGTACTCGAAGTGGTAACGCCCCCGCCGTCTGCTATCGTGATGGCATCATCGCCATCGGTATAGGCGATCTTAGTGGTCTGCACCTCGCCGGGGACGTTGATCCCGGCAGCAGCGTCCAGAATCTTCATATTGGTCGCATCGCCGTTGTCGGTAAAGATCAAAGCCTTACCGTTGGTTTCCAGCTTGACCGTCACATCGCCGCTATTGCCCTCCGTAAACCGCAGAACCTCGGTACCAGCGTCTTTGATGATGAGGATACCCGTATGGGCATCGAGGGTGAGGTTGCCCCCTGAGTCAACGATAATGGGATTGGCGGCAATCGTAACACCCGTCGTGCCATCATGGGTCAGGGTCGCATCGCTACCATCCCCCAATGCCAGAACAGCGGAGTCTGACAACAATTTGAGGTCGTTCCCGATTATCGCATCCTTGGCTACGCTCAGTCCGCCATCGGTCTGGAGAGACCCGTCTGTGGTCGATGTGGCATCAGTGGCGTCATCTGTTTTAATGATGCCTGATCCGGTAATCGTAGAAGCAGTGAGGGCCGCTGTTGCCCATGTGCCCCCTGCGACCGTGACGGTATTGGCTGTATGAGTCAGGGTTACGTCCCCTGAGTCGAAGTTGACAACTGCACCAGAGTCGAGGAAGAGATCACTCCAGTTGAGGGCCGTAGTCCCAAGGCTCATCCCGTCAGTTGTCTCAGGGCTCAACGAGGCTTTCTTCATCCTCATCACCGCCCCTGCCGTCTCAGAGGTCGCAGCAGCAAAGACCAGATCGGTTGTATTGACGGTGGATGAGAAGGTGGCGTCTGCCTCTGCCCAGATACTTGCGGCTACGAGGATGGCGTCAGTGTCTGCATTATCCAGAGGAGCCTGAAAGTCAATCCTCCCTAAGATCCCCCCGTCTACATTGGTTAACTCTCCCGTAGAAAGGAGAAGGCTACCAGGGCCAGCGGCTGTGGCCCCCTGAATAATCTGCTTATCTGCCGACTCATCCCAGAGGCTGAACGCCCCAGCACTAGCACCAAACAACTGCACATCATGCCCTGTGTCATCTTGACCTACTACAACGTTGGCCTTAAACGTCTTAGCTCCAGTAATCGTCTGAGCTGTAGACTTGCCAACTAGGCCGTCTGATCCTGCAAGGTCTACATTAGCCTCATCGATATTCGTAGTCTCAAGGAACGACAGTATATTCGTAGTCCAATCTCTTACCTGCTCAGCATCCATGTCGTCGCCGGGGTCAGGCAACGCTGTGGACGGTCTAACTACAGTAGCCATTACTTACTCCCTTACGTGAAAGTAACACACAATCCATCATTGTCAGTTCTCCAATGGGATGTATTCTACCTGATATCCCTCTATCCCTGAAGGACCACTTCCTGTCCATTCAGGTGCTATAGACTCACAATGGCGGTTTACCTCGAAGTCAGTCCTTCTGGCTGACGCCCCAGGCCAGCCCTTACCAGTGTTCCATGAAGGTCCCTCGTTCCATTGAACCTCTACAGCCATCGCCAATGTTCCTGTTACAGTTCTAGAGCGGCCCTCGTCTAAATATGCTCGAAGTATTACGTCTTGCTGACCAAACCTCTTCCTATGTATAGTCTTAATATTCAGTACGTGCTTTTGTTGACCTGGCCGACCTAAGTCGTTCGGCGCCATCCCTATGCGCCAGTCAAAACCTGTTCCAGCATCATCCACATAGGTAGACAGATTCCCCTTATAAATGAATCCCGAAGTGCTCACCCTCCAGTGCTGCTCTACATCGCTAATGTCTATCCGTTCAGCTATGTTATGCACATGGACAGGGTTGTCCAGCCATATATCTCCAGTCTCCCAATCCCATACAAGCTCTTGATCGTGACCTGAAGTGTTATTAGCTGATGACACTAGCGTCCTCACCTGGTGCTCGTCCTCCACTATATACGGCTGAGCGTACTGCAGTCTAGATTTATTCAATCCCTTCCACATATTGTCATTATCTCTAGTCACTATCTCAAAGCTCATATCTGGTCGTATAACGAAGATACCTTCCCTAGCTATACCGAATACGAACTCAGGACGCGCCACTAGCTTCTTGCCTAACGGACTAAACCCACGTTGTGGCTTGCCTAATCTAAAGTCATTAAACCCTGGATCATCGTAGAAGATCTCGCCAGGATACATTCCATCCTTCTTGAAGAACAGCGCCGTACCCCAGTTATCTATAGCACTCACAATAGGCGGTCCGCCGTCGTATATCTCATAGACGTTCTTCGCAATCCACTTCGTAATGTCTACCACAAAGGTGCTTCTGTTAATATCGCACCAGCGCACACGCGTCGGCTGTCGAATAGAGCTCTCTGTCGTATCATAAACCATAAGTAGGTTCTTATGTACAAACATACCTCCGGCCTTAGTCCACAGCGTGCCTGTCAGATCTGCAGTGTTGCCAGAGCCCGAATACGTACGGATTTGATCTACTCTGTTATTTATGAGGATCCGATCTTTTAGAAACTCAAACTGAAACCTATCGTCAACTCCTCCAGTGAAGTCCGAGCCTGTGATATCCGCTCTTGTAGTGCCATCGTCCGTATACATCTTCGTCCGCGTAGCTACAAGCCTCTTCTCCGTGCCGCTCTTAAATGTCTCCTGAAACAATCCCACCCCAGCCTCTCCACCAGCCAGCTGCGTGGAATTATACAACACATACCCTGTTCTACTATTCGCTGTGCCTCGCTCTGACAGGTTGACGTTCCGCAGAATCTCACAATCTTCTGGCGTCAGCCTGGGATCTGGGTATCGCCAGTTTGATTTTTGGCCTTTGATCCTGTACACAGGACTAGTAATAACACCAGGGCCACCGACTCTAGCTTCAGTCATACCCCAACTCCTCACTCATATCCAGATTATCTAGATCCCACAACGCCTGAGCCAGAAGTATCTTCATGAGCTCAATCCCATCCCCATCAACTCCCACACCCTTTGCTCTCATGTTATACTTGCCTGCCCACGAGAACCTATCACTATCTCCGTCCGCGCTTATAAAAGGCACTATCAGAATCCCTATAGGGTTCGTCTTCAGCATTCCTACCATAGCTGACACATGAGTGCTCTCAGGAACTCCTTGTAGCCCTGAGGAGATCATTGTCCTGTGGCCAATCCGGCATCCACACCCTCAAGGTATGGTCCGCCTGGTCTTTGTCTAGATCCACTAGAATTCTGTACATTTGAGAATACCCATATAGCTCTGCCTGCGGCACCTTCGTCCCCCGTAAATTCAGCCAGACGTTCCTTAAATGTAAGCCTATGAGCGGCCGCTGCATCGCCTTTGCCCAGCGTCGGGAGGAGATCCATCGTAGTCCCCCAGACCAACAAGTCATGAAAATCTGCATCAAATTCGGGCCAGTCTCCGTCATTAATAAGTGGCGGCTTACGCATCTCACACCGCACTGTATACGTTCGAGCAGCGCTAGGACCAGGATGGAACTCTATCCAGTGGTAATCCGGACTGAGCCACCAGAAGGGGATAATCGCCAGCGTGTTTGCTGCCGCATCCTTCACAGTCACGTTGCCTGTAAACGTCATGCCGCTCGCTGGCTCCTTCGTAACCCTTTCCACACCTAGCGTAGAATCAAACGTGTTAGTACTGTTGACGAGCGTAGTGCCGTTCATAGTGATCTGCTCAGACACTAGCACGCCAGCAGCGTTGAACCCTGTAACTCTAACCTTAAAATTCGATCCCGTATCCAAGGCGTTATCACTCTGTACAGACACTATCCCATCTGCACTAGGGAACTTCTCCACCCCGCGTGTGCCGAGTGGGTATGAGAACTTTGGAGTTCCAGTCTCTGTAGTGCCTGGATACGTCCTATCGTATTTCCTTGCAGTAGTCTCGAAAATGAACTGCTTATCCGTAGCATCATCAATGTTCAAGACCTTGCGAACATAAAGCGGCATCCCCATCTGTGAAAAGTCAGCCGCACTGGTTATAGAGAACTCCCTCTGTTCGTGCTCCACCTCTCCCACATCCAGAATCCTTCTATAAACTCCATTACAGGTGACTTTGACTAATGTCTCAATATTACCACCTGTCGTCTGGCCTGCGTAGAAAAGTATAGCGTCTTGAACCTCTCTGTACGTCATTTTTGCTCTTCTGCCCTTCTCATACCCTCAGCGATAACGTCGCCAGCGTTGGGAGATAGTTCTCCGGACGCTTGTCCACTCATACCCATCTGGAACATTTTGGTGAACGCGTCATACATCTCTGTTTGAGAGTTAATACGCTTCTGGTCCTCCCCACGCGTAAGCTGACGTCGGGCTTCTGGGCCGTCGGTCTTCAGCACTTCACGGATCCTAAAGTCCCATTGCTGGAATCTAGGCACGTTCATACCCTGAGCCTCCTCATAGTCTTCCGCGGCCTCCTGACTCATCGGCGGCAATCCAGGCACCATTCCGACAATCGACGTCATAGTTGCTCTAAGCTTCACTATAGTTCCGTCGTCTACTCCAAGTGACCGTAACTCCCCGTCCGCACCTTCTACCTGAATCCTCTTAGTCTTTCCCCTTCCTCCTACGTCCACTGTGACCTCTTCGTCCCAGAAGGTGTCTGGCCTCCAATCAGCATGTTGTGGATCGGTGCTGATCCACTTAGTCATGACGACTTGTTCCTTCTGCGTGCCATCCAATAGGATAGGAACTCCATTAATGAGATCCCTATCGCCACTCGCTGACAGAACTTCCTTGCTAAGATCAAGCGTAACTGGTGCCATTTAAGCCCCCTTGTGTGAAGTAATCACGTGAGTGTGGATTATGCTATGCCTAGACTTACGTCGATGGCTCCAGAGCTCGTGCCACCGGTGGTAGTCAGCGCGGCGATAACCAGCCCATTGATGAAGTGCAGAGGCTTATGGAATGCCTGACTCGCATTTCCGTTAGCTATCATTCCTAGAACGTAATCAGGCAATGTAGTACCTATCGTAACATCTGCTACCGCTGCCGCATCAAACATCAGAAAGAACCCGACAGCCGCAGCGGCGTTATGCAGATCGATAGAATACACCAGTGTCTCACCCGTCTGCAC